CCATAAGTTTTGCGTGGTCAAACGACCACTTTTGTTCAGTAATAATAAAAACAGGTAGAATACCTTTCTTCTGTGCATCAACTGCCGCCTTAACTAATGCCGTAGTCTTACCTGTGTCTGAGTGACCTAAAAACATATTTAGGTGACCAATAGCAGGACCTGGTACTCCTACCGCATCCAAAAATTCTTTTCCCAAATCAAAAAACCTCTGAGGTTTAAATTTGGCAGAAGTTGAAAACTTCTTCTTAATACTACTGAAATCTTTTTTCTTAATTGCCATAATGATTAAATAATAAAGATGGTACCGACATTACTGTCAGTACCATCATGTTTGTGTTTTTAGAATGGTAGGTCCTCGTCTACCTCCATTTTTGATTGTGGGTCTTCAGTTTTTTCAGGAGTCTTTGAACCTCCCATAGTCATTTCTGAAGTCTCACTATCTCCGTAAACATATTTTTTAGCTTCACTATCCCATACAGGTGTTTCTCCACGAGATACCGCTTCCAAATATTCTACAGGTTTTTGTGAATACACATCAGCCCATGTCAACTCATCTTCCATCCACTCTTTTGCTTGTGCTGCATCATCGTGTAATGGCATCGGGTCATCATACATAATTGTTTGAGTAATAGTATACTCTTTACCCGCTGGAGATTTAGCCTTTGTTAATTCGATGATAAGGTCACGACCTGTAGTCGCATCTGTGATATCACCTTTCTGTCTCCAAATTGGAATGATTTTGTCCAAGATACCTTCTTGTTTGTAGTTGTCCTTAAATCTCCAAAACTTAACACCATCTTCTTCACGGTCTCTGTCGATTACTTTTACGATGTAAAACTTACGAGAACGGTACTGACGTGCCAATTCTTTATCTGAAGCCTTACCTGTTGAAATCAACTCTTCGTAAACCTCGTTCAAAGGTGAACGCTCACCATCGTTTTTACCAGGGTCGTAAAGTTTCATCCACTGACCATTAACTTGTAGTTCATGGTACCATACTTCTTTAAACGGTGAAGAACCGTCAGAAGTTGGAAGAATTCTAACTCTTCTCTGACCTGTTTTTTCATGTTTCTGAAGAATAGTAGTGAAATACTTCTTCATTCTTTCGTCTTGCGACATTCCTGAACCACCACCCATTGATGTGGTGTTCTTCTCGTACTGTGCCAATACGGCATCTAAACTTGAATTACTCATTTTTACTCTTTGTTTTTAATTAATGTTTATCTCTTTTATCATTACTAATTATAATCAAACTAATAGATAAGTCAAACTATCGGAAACAAAAAAAGACCACCGAAGTGGTCTTTTCATTAAAAATATTTTTTTACAAATTAGAACTGATTGTCGTCTTGTTCAAATTTGTTAAAAGTGTCTCTAATTTCATTAGGTGAATAGTTCTCAACTTCGTCTGAAGTTAAAATATAATCATTTTTTCCCGTAGCTTCAAACTCATCTTGTTTATCCATAAAGAAATCACTTAATTTTTGATTGTAAGGATAACTATCCAAACTTCTTAGTTGTAATTTTTCTTCAGGACTTTTCTCTCTATACTTTTCGATTTTGTTTTCGATTGAATTAATCTTTTGAAAAATTGAATCCATAGCACCTAATTTACTTTCTAAGTCTGAAAGTTTTTCAAACATAGTATTCATGAACTCATCTTGTTTTGATTGTATATCTTTTTGTGATGTAACCAAATCAGTGATGTCTAATTCTTCTGTACCACCTTCTTCAGTTGGTTCAGAATTTGTAACGTCTGTTTGTACATCTCCTTCAGTATCATCAACCACTTCTACATCAGGGTCTGATGAAACATCAACAGGTTCTGGTATTGTTTCGGCTTCAGCCTCACCCCCCATATCTGTTGCAGGAGCTGCAGGTGCTTCACCACCTTCTTCGGGTGTCGCAGTGTCAAATTGTTCAGTTATATAATTGTTTATCTTATTATACTGTTCAATCTCACTTATTAGTCTATCTTTTTTATTCATAGTATTTTTTTTTAACCGTTCAAAAGTGTTTTTACACCATTTGGCGTTTCGACTCTAAGAGTTCTATTAAGTTTCATTGTATTGTCAACTCTTTCAATTAGACCATCTTTCATTCTAACTGTATAACAATCACCAGTATCTAAATCACAAACTTCTTTATAACCATTACCCGCATCACGCTCAGTTATTCTTGTGTCTTTTCTTAGATAGTTATCCAAAAGATTTTTAATATCCATAACTTTTTTATTAATAATTATATGCAAAAGTTAATTTTTCCTTTTATTATGGTATTTTAATAACCGCATTCAACATTTTTTCTTTTATATTATCAAATTGAGTTTGGGTAAATGTTCCGTTAGTAATTTTAGTATCGGTCTCTTGTTTTATCTGTGAACCTGTTTTACCCGTTCCATAGTCTTGAACCCATGTCGATAAATAAAGATATGTTAGAGCGTTCGCAATCTTTTCATCATTGTTAGTAATACCTGTCGATAGACCAATCAACTTATCTATTATCGTTGTGTAATTTATATGGAACTCAATAAAGAATTTGATACTATTTTCCTTATTCTCAAACGAGAATATTGGTACTGTTGGTGATGAAGTCTCTCCACCAACTTCTGATGTTTGTGAATTATTTTGAATACACACTTGACCATTAGTAAATCCTGTCAAATTAACATAACGAGATGCTGATGATGTCACACCAAATAAGTTATTATTAACACAATCAAACGAACCAAGATTACTTGTATTAATTAAGTATGAAGCCCCCAATGAATACGCTCGTAAGTATCTATTGTAGTTAGTAATACTTTTTAGATAATCAATTACTTCATTAGTAGGTATTCGTGTATTTTCAAAATCCACAAACTCTAAACCAGGGAAGTTCGTCACATCATTACAATTTTCACTTGTAGAAGGAACTAATGGACTATTAGTTCTTGACGGATTATTTTGATTTGTAGCATTTTCAGCCTCTTGTGCGTTTCTCTTCTTTCTGTAGACTGTTTCATACTTCTTAAGAAGATTTTTATTTACACTCATAACCAACTTATCAATAGATGGGAATGAGAATATAGGTTGTCTCATACCCTCAAAATTGGTTTCAAATCCATTAATAGTTATATCATGACTCACATTTGTTATGAAGTATGGACCATAGAACATTGGTACATGTCTAAGATTAAAATACATTGTCGGTTGTATCATCATGTTACCCATAGATGATACATTACACGTATAACTTCTTGTTCTATAAACATTATATAACGAAGTTGTCTGTTGAGCAACTTTATCCCCCGAAGCCTGATTGGCCATATCACTTAATACCTGAAAACTTTCCGAAGTATTTTTATATTGGTTTTGGTCCAAACTTATAGATTTGAATATGTTTTGATTACGAATACCAAAATCTAAGTTGAAACCAACCACTTTGTTTGACCTACTCCAATCAATCTTATTTGTTTGATTTTCTAACAACGGATTGTTACTACCCCTCCTCAAATCAAAAACATCTGACTTAAATCGTGAATTTTTGTTTTCCTTCATATCCAAATGTTCTGAAGGTTTACCAACATACATACACAAGAATTTTGGTCTCGAATCCTGATAATCTACAGATAAGAATGTACCAAACGCAGAGTTTGCTATGTCAGGGTTTACCGTTGGTAAACCATTCTTTGATGCCTCTTGTATACCATAGAAATTAATATACGAGGGGAGTGCCATAAATATAAAGTTGTTTTGAGATAAAATATATCCTATTAAACTCATCAATGAATAACTAGCAACCTTACCTTTTAAATAACTTTTTAGTGATATTACATCGATAGTAAAACTATCACCAATATCTCTGTTGGCTCGGTCTAAGAATAAAAAGTCCTCAAATAGTGTTCTTGTCTTAAAGTTACCACCAGCAATCCATTTATCATTAAATGACTTTAATGTTGAATAGACTTCAAGTTTTGGTTGATTACCATCAACAGCACTTATTCCACCTGTGGTACTCGACTCTTTATAGTTTGGTAAATTATTTCTTAATTGAGTAAATGTATTATTCAATATAGTTTGTCTAAAAGAAACTTGGTCCTCAAGTAATTGTTGTATA